GGCGTATCGTAATAACCGGACAGCAGTTGGGCCGTATCCCGAATCTGTGCAAGTACCGCATAATACCGGGCAATCTCATACGCCGGCGCGCCTTCCGCCTTCAGCCGTTCAATCTTCATGCTGATTTTCACTGCCGCCAAACGATACTCTGTCGCCATTTCAGGCAATGTACTCATACGCTCCTCGCTTTCTGAATTCTGGCTTTCAGCGCCTGCATCAAGGCTTCCTGACCGTCTCCCTTGCTCTGCAGGGAGGCCAAAACATCCTGATCTACGCCGCCCTGTGTAATCAGCAGGTGGGAGATCACCGGATATTTCTGACCCTGCCGGTGCAGTCTCTTATTCGCCTGCTGGAAAATTTCCAGCGCCCAGTTGGGGAGGGTGTACCAGATGCAGTGATGCCCTCCAGCCTGCAGGTTCAGACCGTAACCGCAGCTGACAGGATGGGCCAGAAGCACGTCCACTTCTCCCGCGTTCCAAGCCTGTTCATCGTCCGGGCCCTCATAGACCCGTACCCGAAGCCCGGTGTCCTTTAGGGCGGTTACAATGCGGTCCCGCTCATGCTGGAACCAGTAAAACACCAGGGCATGTTCACCGTTCAGCTGCTCGATTAGTTCCAAGAAAGCGTCCAGCTTGCAGTTATGTACCGGAACAACCTCGCCTTCGTTGCTGTACACGGCGCCGCCGCAAAGCTGCAGCAGCTTTCCATTCAGGACGGCCGCGGTACCAGCCGTGATGGTTTCGGTGTCCACCTGCAGCAGCATCTCCCGCTCCAGCTTTGTGTACGCCTTTGACGCCGCCGGGTCCAGCACTACCGGTACGATGTTCTCAATGAAGTCCGGCAGGGTCAGGTAATCTTCCGTTTTCATGCTGACACAGATATCCGCAATGGCATCTCGGATTCGCTGGTCAGCGCCCGGCAGCAGGGAATAGGTCCGATACTGCTGCCCCGGATGGGCGTAATCCTGAGACATATAGATTTCCCGGAAGGACGTCAGCGTCCGGCCCAGGCGGGCCCCACCGTCCAGGAGATAGATCTGCGCGTACAGATCCGGCAGGCCGTTGGGTGATGGTGTGCCCGTCAGTTCCACCATGCGGCGGATGCGCGGCCGGACCCGCTTTAGGGCCACGAACCGTTTTGCCCGGGAATTCTTGAAGCTGGTGGACTCATCCAGAACCATATCGAAGGGCCAGTCATTCCGGCAATAGTCTACCAGCCACGGAAGATTTTCACGATTGGTGACCCAGATGTTCCCCGGAGAATACAGGGCCTTGATCCTCTGCTTTGTGTTCCCAAGGATCGGCACCACGGTCATGTCCTTCAGGTGGTCCCACTTGGCCGCCTCTGTGGCCCACGTGGCTTCGGCCACTTTCTTTGGCGCCACCACCAATGGCCGGAACACTTCCCACCGGTAGGCCTGCAGTTCCTTGATGGCCGTCAGGGTAATGACCGTTTTTCCGAGGCCCGGCTCCAGGAACAGCGCCACAGCCGGATCGGACACGACGCGGCTGATGGCGTACTGCTGGTACGGATGCGGAATGAATTTCATGCTGGAAACACCTCCTCCACGAAAGCCAGAACCTGATCCATCCCTTTCAGGGTCCTGACCTCGGCGCCGCGCTTTCGCATCTCCTCGTGCTGGTACTTCTGGATAGCTGCCAAACGCCCCACTTCGGTCTTCAACTCTACGTACACCGTTCGGCCAGCCGGGGTAATGACGATCCTGTCCGGCACGCCGGGATTGCCCGGCGAAACGAACTTATAACAAAGCCCCCCGCGGCTGCGAACCATCTTCACCAGCCGGGCTTCAATACTGCTCTCTTTCATTTGGCACGCTCCTTGCTACGCGCGCCCGCACGCACACGCATATACATACACACATCAGGCGGGTTAGGCGGGCATATACCTCTCTAATTTACCTATTTTTTTATTTATTTATATAAATGTAACCTTGTAACTTTCGCCTGTATCCTTTGCGGTAGTAGGCTTTGACACGGTTACATTCTGTTTTCCAGAATGTTGAGAATGTAACCATTAGAATGTAACCTTTTTTGCGAATGTAACCATTAGAATGTAACCACTTTTCTTTCAAAACAGCGCTGCGGCCCATACGGTTTTCCGGCTTTTGCCACGCCCACGCTGACCCAGCCGTCCATCTTCTCAAGCAGATTATTGATTTCTCGATTATCACGTTTATTCATATCGCCTTTTCGGCGGTTCAGTGCCTCGCACCAGATCTCCGCCGCGCAGATCCGCCGCCTGGGCTCCAGGGCCCCTTCATAGTGGAGCCCCCCACATCTGAATGCCTCCCGCTGCGCGGTGTCCATCTTCATCCAGTCCGCCGGGACTTCCTGAGCCAGGTAGTCTGCGATGATGCCCTCCCACGGGTGCCGGGCCCGGTGCTCCTCCTGGATCTTCCGGGCTTCCCGCTCCAGTTCAGGAGACAGGTACAGAGACTCCCCAATGCGCCAATAGGCCACCGCTTCCGCCCATATCTGGTCACGCTCTCCGGCCATATCCCGGAATACGTTTTTACACCGCCCCTGCTGGTCAATATCGACTACCCAGAAGCGCCGGCTGCCGGTGGTGTCCGTCAGGCACTCCTTACTGTTCGTAGTACCGAAGAATACGCACTGCCGGGGCCTGTCGGCGGTATAGCGGCCGTAGGCTGCCCGGTAATAGTCATTCGTCTTAGAAAGGAACATCTTAACGGCGTCGACTTCCGCCTTCGCCATAGCCTGCATTTCGGCCACCTCGTCGATCC